TTATTTCACGACTGGAAACATAGCTTCTAAGCGATTGTACCAAGGAGCGTTTTTGTTCCATTTATCTTGTCCGTAGAAAGGAATATCTTTTCCATTGTTTCTCTTGTATAGGTCCTCAATGACTTTCATTTCATCCGGATGAGACACACGTCTTGTATTCACTCCGTTACAAAACATTACCGTCCAAGCATCTCCATTCCATTCTAGTTTACCTGTTTTTGAATTAATTGGTCTTTCGTATAAACATTGCATAGTCGTTTCTCCACCTTTTATATTATTTTGATTGTTATTACTTGAATTGCCACTACCTTCGTTTGGATTGCCCATATATTTTTTTATTTGGCTAATAAAATAGTCTTTTACGGCATTTGTTTCTTTTCCATGCAATTCCCACGAACGGTGAGGACATGCCGTAGGAACGAATTCTTTGTGTAATCTTACAGTATCTCTATTAGGTTGCATGCCCCAAAACTTCATATCTTCAGCAACTTGTTTAAATGTCATTTGTTCATTCGCTAAGAAGTCAGCGTCACTAGCTCCCATCGATTGACAAACCTCATACCCAACATAGTTCAAATTCCCATCTGGATTCGCTGTGTGCCATGCTGCATTGAATGTATCTTCTACACGTGCAATTGTATTTCGATCAATATAATAATGAGCAAAGCCATTCGCCAGTTGTGTAGGAGACATTACAGCCAAGGCATTGACATATTGCGCAGCTGTGGCATAAATACTTCCGGCATCATTGTGAATGACAACACCTTTTGGCGTTGCATTGGGACGTCTCCCGGCAATCCCTCCGCAAACAGATTGATTAATCACTTGCACCATCTTTAGGTTCACCACCTTTATCATTTTCATCTTTTAATTTACTTAAATGCTCCTTAACCCATGAAGGAAAAGGAACGCCTAACTGCCCTAAGTTTTCAATAATGGAAATGCCATACACTGCTATATAAAATAAGACAAATCCAGTAGCGATTGATTCTAGACCCATGATTTTTAAGTATGGATAAGCAATACTTACTAGGCAAACCACTAAAAGATGTTTTACCAATCCTAGCAATCCTTTTGTGCTATTCCCCTCCTTAATGAAAATCCCTTTACATAATCCTGTTAAAATATCACCTAACACAATCCAGACAAACACTTGGATAAATCCGTTAGAAATCATATTCTTAAATTCTAGTATCAACGCTTGATTATCAATAATCACCATATTTTCCACCTTCCAATAATAAAAACCGCCTAGCTTTCGCTAAACGGCTATATTTGTATTATTCATTAATTATGCTAACGATCCATCAGGCAATCTGTTAAGAATTGAAACAGAACCGCCATTTAAAGAACCTTCATTCGGGAAAGGATCTTTAGTCAGCCAAGAACCTTGTACATAAGTATTTCCATTGTGTGCACTACCAAACCGGATATCTTGTGGAGATCCCTCTACAATTGCCATGTAATTTTTAGCTGATGATTGTGCGAATGCCCATTGTGATACTGACAAGCTATTATTAAAATACGTATTTGAGATTAAATCGCCAAGCGTTCTAAAACCCATTGGCAAATCATAAATAACCGGCATATCATTACCAAATTTAGTATAATCCTTAATATTTATACGCATATTGAAAAATACCGTATTTCCTATTCTAAAGATGTCCACTTTACTTTCCGTTGCATTGATCGCATCTTTTGCTGCCTGAACTTTATTAGACAAATCCAAAGAAGTTCGTAAATAACGATAAACTTTGTTTTCTGCTAGTATATCTTCAGTCGATGCAATTTTTGTCCAATTAGTCCAGGTTGCAGGACTTCCTTGACGACTACGGGTATACGTTTCGCCTTTATAGATATAAGTTTGATTGATGAACGTATTATCTGCATATACAACAAGTACACCGTACACAGCCCCGTCATAAGGCCTATTAATTCCTGAAGCACCAAACACTGTGTAAATACCTTTATCTAAAATCTCATTCCAATTTTGCGCTTTAATTACTGTCTTTTTAGAAACTAATGCTCCATTTTCTATATCAGTTAAGTTTACAACACTGTCTGTAGTAGCCAAAATTTTGAACGGACTATTTTGAGAAGAATTAGGAGAAATCGTTCTAAATGCAATTAAAGGTGTTGTTAAAGAATTCATTCTAATTTCTTGATACATAGCTCCCGCAGTGCCTGCGATGGCATGTTGATAAACATATAGAGCAGAATATTTAAATTCAGTTGGCAGATCTGCTTTGTCAGTCATTGTTCCCGCAACTGTAGCATTTAGATAATAAAAACCAGCATAACCTGATAATTCTTTAAATGAAGTTACTCCCTTTGGTAAAGGTAGACCTGAACCATCATCATTAGTTAGCTTTTTATTTTGAATTTCAAGGTTTTCCGTCTTACTTAAAAATCTATTATCAGCTTCCTGTTTCGTATAGAAGTTTCCCTCTTTAAACTTTTCGAGCGCTGCATCAACTTCATCTGTTACTGTCTTCCCAATGGCTGAAATGCGACCTTCTGCATCTATCAATATATCTGTTATTTGTTTTTTTAGCGTATTTAAATCTACCTTGATCGCTTCAATACGTTTTTCAACATTATCATAGTCAGTATTCATTTTATTTAGTGCAGCTTGATATGCTTCATTCAAAGATTTTACAAGTTTATTGTATTCAGTAATAATTGTTTCAGCTTCTTCGGCATCAATGTCAGCATTTCCTTTAACAATGATTTTAAAGTCTCCCGTAGTGTCTCTTTTCCCGTCTTTTTGAAACGAAAAATATGCCCTTTTGTACGTCCCTTCTACGCTAAACGCTGCACTAGGAAACGTGTATTCAAATGTTCCTTTTTGCAATCCAGCGTTATTGGAAGAAACGTTTTCAGAATCAAAAACTTTCACTTTTCCGCCTGCAGGTTCTCCCTCAAAGGTGATGATTCCACCCGATAAATCTGCTATCTCATCTCGTCGAGAAATTTTCACAGTAATTGTTTGCATTTTTTCATCGCCAACACGACCATAAATAATTGGTGGCATTATTGGATCTTTCGAGAAATCAAGATTTAATATTTTATTTGCCATCAAATCCCTCCTCTATGATATTTTCTTCTATTCTTATTAGGTTTGTTTATTTTTTCTTCTAATTGTTCAATTTTTTCAATAAGCTGTTTATTAGTTAAACTGTTAAGCATCACTTGTTTATTCATATCTAAACTTAAATAGTGGTCTTCATTATGTTTAACACTTAAAAATGGTGAATATTGAGCAATTAGCCCAAGTTCTCTTTTATTAGAAGGCTGTTCTATTGGATTATTACTTTTATAGTTTTGCTTTCTATCAAATTCTACAAAGTTTAATTTTTTGGTTTCTTTGATACCATCAATCTTCGTATCTGTTATATTCTCCTTTAGCCGAACATCTGATTGATTTAGAATTGAAAAACCATTCATGTTTAAATTAGAGTAAAATCCTAAGTTAACATTGTTATTCACTGTAAATTTTGTACTAACACTAGTATTTACCAATGTTGAATTTTTTATTTCCCCAGACCCTCCAACATAATTTCCACCCATGTTTAAATTTGATATTTGAACCCCTACGTCAGAAACTGTAAAGTGTCTCGTAACATCGTTCCCTGAGGCTTTTTTTGCTCCGACACTTGCTAACACTCCTGGTTCAGAATAAATATGGATTTCTTCTTTGCCTAAAGAAGTAGAAAATGCTCTACCCAGACCTCCTAACTTATTTAAAGTGCCTTCTTTGTTAAATCGCACACCATCAGAATTTAGTTGCATCAATTCAATTTCTCTAGAATCATATATTGAAAATTTGTTAGCATCCATCGTTGATTTCAAAACATTATTATAGTAGTTCTTGATAGCTCCCTTTGACATTATAATTTTGTTATAGCCACTTTCACTTGTAATATCACTACCTGTAATTGTCACACCTATAATGTTAATAGCTCTCAATGTTCCGGTAGTCATTCGATCCGCAACAATCGCTCCGTTATTCGTCATAGCTAAACCATAGGTGCCGTTATATCCAGTTGAGCTAAATCCCAGACCACCAACATTCCACCGCCAAACTTTCCTAGCTGTATTCACATCGGTTGTATCCATGATTAATAGCTCTTGCGGGTCTGCTATGGACGGATAAATAACCACATGACCTTTCCCAGGGTTTTTGATGATATCAGAAGCTTCTTTTTGAGCTTGTTCAAGCCAATCAAGTTTGTCTTTTATATCTTCAGTATCCGTTTTTGAGTCTTCAATTACCTTAGCAAAATCAGTTCTCGCTTCACCTAATTCGATTGACTCATATCGATCTAAAGAAATATTCCACACAGTTTTTACAATTTGTGCTGTCGTATTTATGTTTAATTGATTAAACGCAACCGTTACCCAATCACATAAATCGACAACCTCAAGGCTTTTAAGCTGTTCATTTGAAACAGAACTTGCTAAGTCCACATAACTAGCTTTTATACTCACACGAGGAATCCCCACATTATTAGACTTAATAAACGATTTAACCATGCCGCGTAAAGCTTCTACATCTTTTGGCTCTTTGTCACTAAAATCGACCATTTGTATTCTACGTTCCGTATAATTATTGACATAGTCACTATCAATATATATTTCTGGTAGAGTGATTACTTTTTCATCATCGCCATTACCGATTTTAGCCCAGCCATATATTGAAGTATACGTACTTTCAATGGATTCCTCTTGATTAATATCTGTTAAATTCTTACCGTAGGCTATGACTACATTCGTATCGGTACCGGCTTTTGCTAACAAGCGAACTTGATTATTATTAAAAAGATATTCCCCACCGAAATTATCTAAAATTGAACCAGCGACACCACCTAAAACTTCTTGCGCATTTTTATATTTTGCGGGGTCTGTAAAATCAATTGAAGATGTAGTCCCCACATCACTGTAAAAAGTAAAATCACTTTTAGGCTCCATCTGACTTTTTAATTGATTCAATGCTGTTTGTGCCGAAATATTAGAGTATTTGGAACCAATTTTTACCATTGTGCGCAACAATTTATAGCGATAATGCTCACAGTAAACAGTGACAATCCCTTTGATTGGTTTTGTAATTTGTGCGATTTCAAATCGCTGACTTTTTGCGACTAATGTCGGTCCAGCATCTGCAACTATCCATCTTCCTACTTTAAGCTCGTGAAATAGTTTCCCTACCACTGGATACTGGAATGTCATATCATAAATACCATTACGTTCCCTTGTAGAAAGAGGATTTATTGCATCTTGTAAAGGACCTATGCCTAGGGAGTTCCAATTGTTATTTTTCTTATCATGTAAAATAATCGTGCTCATACGGCTAAAGTCCTCCATTTTGGCTTAATTTTAAAATCAGTGATATAGGTATAATTGATAATGCTTTCGCCTGGGGGCAGAGTGATTGGGTTATAACCGTCTGTATTTAAAAAGCAATATTTTGTGATATTAACGCCACCATCTTTATAAGCAATGCCTTCTTCACAATCTAGCGTAATTTTTCCTGTTCCAGCTTCTTTTGCAATCCTGAATTGTTGGCCATTAATATAAATATTACTATCTTGTATACTATTAGTTTTATTGAAAGTTATAATTGGCAGACTAGAAAAAGCTTCTGGATTCCTAATGCCACCTCCACTTTTTATATCTCTTTCATCATCACCATCAAGACGAAAAACGAACGGCTGACACTTAAAAACAAAATCAACATCTAACCAACTTCTTGTTTTATCTGCTGCATCTACTTTACTGTAGCCTAGCGCTTTATAATAGTACTCGCTGTATTCACTAAAAATAAGTGGGGCATAATCTTTCGATAAATAAAGCCACGCAGCTATATCTCTTAACTGCGCAGCAATGGTTGTATCTGGTTGTTTATAAAGCCTTACCGGAAAGACTTTCTCAATGTCGTTATATTTTCCTTTATCGTATATGACATCGGAATTTCTTCCGTCAATTTCTGTAAACTGCAGAGCGGCCTCTGGAATAGTAAACGTCATTTCATTTCTTATTCGCATAGAGAATTCATTCGATTTTTTTCCTCTAAATTGAAAATATGGATAATTCGTTAAATCCATTATAGCCGCCCCCTTGTTTGTCGTTCTGTGAGTGTTGCCAATTGTTGAGAAGTTTCTTCAATTGATTTTTCATTAGAAAGATCTGCATGTTCAATGTTTATATTGATTGTAGGATTGTATGTTTTCGCAAAGTTGCTATTATTTACAATTTGGCTACCCAAATTGGCAGCACCCATCATATTTGTGTTTAATGCTAGTTCTGGACTAGTAAAGTTAAAATTTGAAAAAGCATTGTCAAATGAAAGTGTATCCGCGATTTGATTAGCCATAGGCTTAATTGTTTTTTGGACAGATTTAAAACTCGCTTGTAAGCTTTCATTTAAACCACCCATAATCGCTTTACCAGCTGGAATTAAAAGTTTTCTATCGTAACTAATAGGACCTTTATGTTCTCGTATCCAATCACCAATACCACTGACAAACTCTTTCGTCGCTTCCCATGCATGCGTAAGCCCATCAGTGAAACTTTCCATAATTGCTCTACCAGCCGCAAATAGATCAAAATCCATAGCAGCTTTTACAGTTTCTTTTACACCTTCCCATATATCTGATGCAATGCTTTTTGCTGTACTCCAAGCACTTTCCATTCCTCTTAATGTAGCATCTGCAAGATTTGCTACCGTTGATTTAGTATTTTCCCATTTTTCTGCAGTTGCTTGTTTAACGCCTTCCCATGTTTCAGATGCCCACTGTTTTGCTCCGCTCCATGCATTTTTAGCCCATTCTAGAGCATTCTTTGCAGATTCTGATACTGTAGTTTTTATTCCATCCCATGTTTCGGCAGAAGTTTGCTTAACGCTTTCCCAAGTGTCGGATGCCCACTGTTTCGCTCCGCTCCATGCGTTTTTAGCACCATCAAGCGCACTTTGTGCCAAATTTGAAATTGTACTAGTAATTGCATCCCACACTGTAGAAGCTATATTGCTAATCCCTTCCCATATATCACTTAAGAAGTTTTTTCCAGTTTCCCAAACCGTTTTTACAAAATTGACTACGCCTTCAACATATGAACCAATTATCTGTTGTATGCCGTCCCAGATCATACTACCGGCTTCTTTTATACTTTCCCAAATCATTGATAAGTCTTCCTTTAATTGTTCCCAATCGCCAGTTATCAAATCAATTAATAGTAGTATAGGGCCCATAATTACAGATTTAATCAATTCCCAAACGCCTTCCGCAGTCGTTTTAATTCCTTCCCATATACCAGTAATTGTTTCTGTGAAATTATTCCAGAGTTCTACAATGCCATCAACAATAATCATCACTGTTGGACCTATGGTTTCCCAAATAGTGTTAAATACATCAACTGCAGACTGCCAAATACCTTTCAAAAATTCAACAGACGTATTAAATGCCGAAATAATTCCATCTAATAAACTTTGGAAAAATTCTGTTACACCGCTCCACAAGTCTTTCACTGTTTCTATACTAGATTTAAAGATAGACGTTATATCTTCACCTAGTTTTTTGAAAAAATCCATCGTACCCTTCCAGAGCTCTTTAACCGTTTTAACTGCAGAATCAAAAATATCTGTTATTCCTTCCCAAACTCCTTTGAAGAAATCGACCATACCTTCCCAAGCCTTTACAAGCCAGTCTGTAAAGGCCTTCCATGCTTTTTGGCCAGATTTAGTTTTGGTTATCCAATAAACTAATCCAGCGATTAGCGCTGCTATGGCTCCTACTATTAAAAAAATCGGATTAATAGACATAACTGCATTAAACGCCGTTTGTATTCCTGTTCCAATTTTAGTAATTAAGTTCCAAGCTTTCTGTGCTTTAACTACTAGATTGATATATGTTTGCCAAGCTTTGTAATACAGAACAACGCCAGATATAGCGACACCTAAGGCTACTATTACCCCTTTAAAAACATCTGATGCAGTCGAACCGCTATCAATCCATTTTATAAAATCTTTAGCTTTTTCGGTTACTTTTAAAAAAGTATCTACTAGCAATATAACAGTATCTATTAAAGTCTCGGTAATAGAAGTGCTTGTTTCTCCTAGATTAAAACTACCAAAGAAATTGGCAACTGCTTCAACAGAATCGAACAAAATATCTTTTAAATTATTAAATGCAGCTCCTAATTTTTCCGGAACATCAACAGAACCCAGAATATCAAAAAAGTATTGAATATTTTCTAATACATCTAACACAACATCTTTCAAGGTAGTAAACACACTTGATAAGATATCAATTAAACTTGAACTTTCACTACTTTTCGATATTTCTCCCCAAAATCGTTGAAGAATATTTATTACATCATATACAATAAATCCTATTATTTTGAAAGCTTGATCGAATGTATCAGAAAATATTTTTATTATTGATTGATTATCAGCAAAAGCCTTTTTTATTGAATCAATAACAGGAATTAAGTCATCCATGGCTTTTGTAATCGCTGAAAACGTATTATTTACAATGCCTTTTAAGCTATTCAAATTAGCCGCAATACTTTTTCCAGAAACTTTCGTTACGATCTCATCAAATTTAGTTAACACATTTGCCATTCCATTAGTTATGGAGTTTTTTAAGTTTGAAAAAGAAGTAGCTATACCTTCTGTAGTTTTTCGAGCGACTTCTTTTGTTCCGCCTAAGCCATCTTGGATATCAATTAACCCTTGGTTGAACTGTTCAACGGTAACCTGACCACTTTGTAAGGCTTTGTACAAATCTTGTTGCGCAGATTTGCCTGTAAAGCCAAATTTTTCTGCTAACTTATCTAAGCCAAAACCCATGGTTTCTTGTAAAGTTGTGTATGAATCTAGGTCAACTTTACCAGTACGTAGAATTTTCATATATTGCTCTGTTCCACGTTGTGCTTTTTCACCACTAGAACCACTAGCAAGTAAAGCATTGTTTAAAGCAAGTGTACTGTCAGCCGCTAAATCGGCATCTTTAAAAACACTATACATTTGTTGCGTAGTGTCACTCACATCTTGCAATTTCGTTGGTAGCCCATCAATTCCTTCTTTCAACTTATTCGTTGCACGGGTAGCATCATCTGTACTAGCTCCCATAGCTGTTAAAACTTTAGGAAACTGGTTCAACTTGTCAAAACGTGTAACTGCTCCTTCAATTGAGCCTTTTAAAACATCAAATGCTGCACTGCCCAACTTAACGAGCCCCATCGCTTTGACCATGTCTCCAATGCCACGACTTGCTTTGGCGGACTTGCCTTCCAATTGGTCTAATTGATTATTTAGCCCTGTGACGTCCTTCCCATTCACATCGACATCAATTACTACACTTCCATCAGCCATCTTCTTCCTCCTCCCTTACGTAATTTGGTAATGCATAACGCCTTTGAAGTTCTCTCATTTGTTCCTTGTGTTCAGTACTTTCTCCTTTTTGCGGTTTCCAGTTACGGATACTTTTAATTTTTTGAATAGGCGTGTCATCTGGCAACGTTTCTAGCAATACTTGGAATTCTTCCCAAGACAAACGGCCCTGTTCCTCAAATAAATTGATACCTATTTGTCGAAAAGAGGCATAAATGTATTTTGCATCTAATACAATGTCCATATCTTTACTGACTGGTTTCATTGGCATAACATTTCCTAATTCATCAGTTACCACTTCTGATTTTTTACCAAAGACGAGATAGGTATCGTATAGTTCTCTGAACATCACAAACTGAGATATAATATCTAGTCCTACATCACCAACTAAAATCTTTATACAAGTCTCTACCTTGTCTGGAAGATTCATCCCGTCATCAGACAGCACGTCGAAAACATCCAACACACGATCAAAAGCAAGATTTAGAGGATACTCTTTCTCTTCAAACTCAAAAAAAGAGGGCAGCGGATCGTTTAACCGCATTGCGCTCACCCTTTCTTGCTAACTTTTTTCAAGTACTTCTGTTTTAAACGTTGGGAATTTTTAGTTTGTTCCTCTTTGAATTCGTCCAATTGATCGGCAATCCCGTTGTATAAATCAAAGAAAGCGTTTAGCCATGCGTTGATGTCTGGAATATCCGCATACAACGTATCGAATGTCCCTTCGCCTAACATGACGTCATACCCTTTTGCTAACAACTCTTTGTACGGCTCTAAGTCCAAGCTATCTGCATCGTCTTCATTGGATCCTTCAATCGAATCTACTTCTTTTTCAAACGCTTCATAGTTTTTTTGTACCTCGATTAAATGTTCTGGTGAACTATCAAAGAAAAATTCATGTCCTGCTATAATAACCGGAAAACCCGTGCGTGCTACGTTAATCTCTAATGCTTTCATTTAATTACCTCCATAAAAAAGGACAGCCAAATAGCTGCCCTTATTTTCGTATTTATGCTTGATTATTAAGTGTTAAGGTATGTTGTGCTGTTTTCTTACCATCCTCTGTTTCGCCTTCGGTAACATAAGTACCAGCTGGTACCGTTTCTGTCCAAGTAATATTACCTGTTTCAGAGACAGCAAGGCCTTCTGTTACAGGCGTAATAGAATAGTTTACTTTTTTATTTGTAGCATTTTCAGGCAAAACAGTTGCTGTGATTTGTCGGCTACCTGCAGTACCCGCATCTGCTGTGGATGTTTTAGGAGAAAACTCTAAACCAGTTACAGCAATTGGCGATGTTTTAAATGCCGGTACATTTACTTTTTCCCCGCCGTCTGCAAAACCTACTTGGTATGTTCCTGCTGGAACGTCGGTGTTTGGCTCAATTCCTGTAATTTCTAGAGGGCTTGGACCAGCCGGAACAATGACTTCCTCACCTTTATAAACAATATACTCTCTTGCCATTCTTATTCTCCTTTCTCCATTTCAATGATTACCCCAGTTTTAGTCGGAGTCATTTTACCGATTACTGGGGTTATGCTTTTGGGCTGATTTTTGGTAACGTATCGTATTTGATTGAGCAACCGAATTCTTCGTATGCTGTTGCATCACCAGAACCTGCCTTAATGCCTGTAACTGTTGCACGTCCCACATAAACATCACCATTGGTTTGTACGACTTTATGCCAAATTTTACGGCCATCACCTAATTTGTATTTTTTACTAGCAATTAATTGTTGTGCTGGGTCTTCAGCATCGTACATGCCTTCAGGTGTATACGTACCAGATACTGATACTACAGTCGTTTCAGGCGTTCCATCACCATCATAAAAGCCCGTATCATCTGTTTCTTCGTCTGAATCATCACCAATGGTTGAAATATATTTTGCTAGTCGCAACCATTCTGTATCTTCCGTAGGAGCTGTTTCTTTCCCTGGTGTATATTCAGCGATATAGTGTTCACGTTTCGCATTTTTTTCACGTGCAAACATTTGGATATCCATTTTTAATAACATTATTTTTCCCCCTTGAATGTGGTTAATTTTGCTTGAAAATCTAATAAAAAAACGAACCAACCTTGTTCATCTGCTTCATTGATGAAAGGTCTGTTCGTTATTGTTAAATTGTTATACTCAAAAGAGCTATCTTTACTTGGTAGTTCTTCAATATTTTCTAATATATCCGATAGCAGCCATAACGTATGCTCTATCTTACCACCGTCTTTTGATTTCATGGCAATTTCATAGTTTAACAACTCGTCTTTGATTCCGTCATAATATTCGGTTTCTACCCTACCGCCCGGTAATGGGTAAATCACTAAGCTTTCTATTGCTGAAAGGTATCCTTTCCGAATATTTAACGGCAAATTAGGAATCTGGTTTATCTTTTCATTTAAACAATCAAGAAAATCCATTACTTAATACCCGCTCCTTTCAGAAAAGCCCGTTTCCACGAATTTAGATAAGCGCCTTTTGCTTTTAAATCCCATCTTGGCCCAGTACCTGGTGTGGTATATTTTTTTCCGTTCAAATAAAATTGACGTTTCGCGTATTTCGTGCCGTAAATAATCTTTTCACCATTGTTTGATAAATGAACGCTTTGCCTTAAAATATTATTCTTTCGTGGTACAAATTGGTTCATATCTGCCATCGCTTGATTACCCAGCGCATATCTGCCTCGTCTCATTGCCTCAGGGCTTACTTTGGTTCTTACACCGCTTAAATTTACCTTAATCCCCATCAGATTACCTCAATCTCATAAGAATAAATAGTGGCTGCTTGATAGGCTTCTATGACAGTATCAATTTTAGTGATTACGTGTTCCTTACCATCATAAATAACCAATGATTGTTCTTTGAATTCAGGAAAGGGCATAGTCAATCCGTGATAACAGAAAATCAATCCGTTATAGAGCAACTGTTTACCGCTTGATGAAAAGGTATATTGGCTTCCTCTGTCAATCCGGCAATACTCAATAAGAACTGGTTCCTTGTATACTGGCTTGTTCCAATCGCCCTCCCCTAAGTACTCTTTATACTCAAAGGAATCAACTAAGAACTTTTTGGGTGGCTTTGGCATTAGCATGACGAAACACCTCGATATAACAAACCTGTACCTTCCAGATACAAATAAACGTCTTCGGCAGTCAACGACTTACTTTCGTTATTTCCAGAAGGATTGTAGCGACTGGCATTAGAAATACTCGTACGGCCTGCTGAAAAGCTTTGAGGGGCATTGTTGATACTTTCATACGTATCCGCACCAACATCGACAAAATACATTATTTGCGCACACAGAGCGAGTTTAAACTGTTTCACTCTAAATTGCCTAGAATCTTTCGTTATATCATTGAACTGATAAAAGTAATTCGTTACATTATCAATCGCTGCGGTGGCTTTTACTAAATATTTGTCAAAGTTATCTTTATATTCATCTGTGGCGCCTGTAAGCTCTTTAAACTCTTCAAAATCAATATAGGACATCTTAGATTCCTCCTAAAAAAGAAGGAGACTAAGCTCCTTCTTCCATTTCAATAACTACCCCGCTTGTTGTTGGCGTTAGTTTACCAACTTTCGGGGCTACCCTTTTGGGGCAACACCTTTAATAATCGCTTTAGCATTTTTTTCAGGGATATATTTACCATACTTACCTGCGGCTTGTAACGCTGTGCCTGCGAAATCTTCTGAATCCATAGCACGTGCCACTTGAATACCTACGCCAGCTACACCTACGTTATCAGCTGAAAAAATTGCTACCTCATTTGGTTGAAATTTTTCATCTGGTAACTCTTCTAAAACAAACCCTTTAAATTTGTATAAAGTTTGTTCATCAACATTAGCGGATGAATTTTTAGAAGTTGTTGCAAGTTTTGAATCAATTAATAAGTCGTAAACGTCTGAATTAACATAGGCAACCCATGCAACGTTTTGAGAAACATTGTTATTAACAAATTTCTTATGAGCATTAGAAAATAGTTTTGTAATACCAGCTTCATCTAATGTAGTGGTTAGTTCTTCACTTGCATTGTCAGATAATGCTTTACCTAACAAGTTATCCACATGTTGCGCCCAGGCAACAGCATGCAAAGCTAAGCGCTCTGCTACAACTTCATCAGGAATATCATTTACAGTAAACTGATCGACACCTTCATGAATTGAAAGTGGCGCTTCATATTTAACTTGTTTATTGACTGATTTAACTTCTTTACGTTTACCAAAACGGCTTGAGCTGCCTGTCCCTGTTCCGAACCCTACATTTTCATCTGTCGAATATGCTTGAATTACAACGTCCGTATCTGTAACTTTCAAATCTAGAAATGTATCGTTTTGAGAGACTCCGTCTTTTGTCTGTAAAGTACCTCCGAAAGCACGTAAAAATACTGCTTTTTTAGCAAACAGTTCTGGCAAAATACCTGCATATTGTTTAGTGTAATATTTGATTGACATAATTTATTTCTCCTTCTTAAATATATTTTTCAACTGCTGCTGCAAACACGTCTGTGTTTCCTTTATCATTTTTAGGATTTCCAGGGTTAACGATTTGCGGCGTTGAAGCTGGGTCTTTATCGGTTTGAAACAAAAAGGCTTTATTTTCTTGTAGTCCCTTTAATTGTTCTTCAAAACCTTGTAAATTACCGTCGACAACTTTAATAGTGTCTTTATCTAGTTGACCAAGTAAGATTTCTTCATCAAGCGCATTCGCTTCTTTTAATGCTAATTTAATTGCGAAATCTTTTTGTTGTTCGGCTAATTGGTTTTCAGAATTAGTTTTCGCCTCATCGAACTTCGCTTGTAAATCGGCCAGATTTTGAGATAATTCTTCATTGCCTTGTGCCGACTCTTTTAAAGCTGTCAGTTCTTCTTGATTCGCTTTCAATTCTTGCTTAGCACTATCACGTTCACTTTCTGCGGTAGCTACTTGCGCATTCAGTTGCGTGACTGTCTTACCATGTAGAGCCATAATCGACTTTGCGGTTTCTTCCTCAATACCTAATACGATTAAATCCTCTTTCTTCATATGTTTGTTCCTCCTAAGTGTTTTTTGAGTGGCAACTCCCACTGTGAGCCGTCTTTTTGAGACTTCCGAGCAGGTCTAGGTATAAAATAAAAAGCCTAACTTTTGCTAGACTTTAATTGCCTTGTTTTCCCATTTTTTATATGCATCAAAATAAATCTCTTGCTTGTCGCCGTTTAGTGTTAATTCATAATACATACCATCAAGCAAAGTAGTACTTAATAGCGCTTTGTTATTTTGCAACGTTTTGCAACTCCAAACCACAAAGACATCTTTTTCGGTAATTTCTTTTTGATCTGATTTATCCAAGTGTTTGTTTGCATAATTTGAAACAATTTCTTTACATTTATCAATAAACTTTTGTGAATCCATCTTTTTGCCCTCTTTTCTTAAATATTCTTCATAATCAGCATCTAAGTAATCGTAAGGATCGTCATTCATAAAATAACCCCTCTCTAAAAATCATCATAGCGAAAATCTTTTAGAAGCGTATTTACCGGGGTGTAAACTTTTTCACGGGCATAATTTCTGCCTAAATACTCATTAGAATCTACTAGTTCTCGTAGTTTCGCTTGGTTTGCTCTTACTTTCTGTAGCCATTGCTTGGCGTTGTCAGTCTGTCCTAATGCTTCAGAAACCATTTGATTCTTTTTAAACTTAACTATCTGACGTTCCAGTTGCCGTTGACGCTTCGTCAATTGAGCGACTTTTTCATTTTCTTTTGCATCAACTTTCGGTTGATTGTTCGTGTTAACGCCAGGAATAAAAGGGATGTGTAAATGATTGCAGTTTACTCCCCGATGGCCTCCAGCGGTTCCATATTCAGCTTGCCAATAAGGATCGTAGATACTTTTATATTTGCTGCTACTTGGAACTATCCTACGTAAATCAACCACATGACCTTGAATCTTTGAACAAGCTTTTCTAGCCCCCATATGGCTAGTAACAAGTACAGTATGAACGCCATATTCACTCATACGGTCTGTTCGCAACTGGTTAAAGGTATTTCCTAGTGTTGACTTCAAAACGGTTCTAACGTAACGTTCTAAGCTCCACGTGTGCCCACCTTTATCTATAAAAGTAGACTTAATCCCTTTTTGCGCCCATTCTTGTATCGTACGTTCTAACGCTTCTTCAAATGTAAATAAGCCGCTGTTAAATGCAGCGACTGTCTTATTAATTATTTCATTGTACATTTGAGTGGTAACTGCTCCATAACCAAAGTTAGTGGATAACAACGTTTGGTTTACATAGTTGTTTATATCAGACCAGACTTGGTCATGATAGGCTTTCATGATATTGTCTAAATCTGTCGGCATAGGCTTTGGTTCATACGGCAATTCTTTATCCAAGTCTTTTACAATCTTTTGCCCGGTGCTTTCAAACATTCGTTCTATTTCAGATTCAGCAATTCCCGTTACTTGAGAAATGATTTTTGCTGTTTCTTTGTTAAATAAATGCAGTTCTTGTAACTTTTCTCTTTGCCAATCTAATATGTCACCACTGCCATTTTTTAAACGCTTAGCGATGATTCTTATTAATTCGCCCTCTAACGATTGGTAGAGGTGTGACATATTAGAGGACCATAAATCTAATTGATGAGGTGTAATCATTATTCCTCATCTCCTAGTTCATTTTCCGCCGATATTCTTTCTTGTTCTGGATAGTCCATTTCTAACGTTTCTGCTCTAATCTCGTAAACTATTTTTTTGGCCTCTTTTTCAGTCACACCCGTTAATTTCTGAATAGCGCTTAGTTTTGATGAAAGACCAGCTGTAACTAATTTAGAGTAATAATCAGCTTTGGCATCTTGAGATTGAAAAACACCGTCATCAAAATCTATATTAATGCCTAATTCTTTTGAATATTTGAATAGATTAAATGCTGCGGCCAATTCGAATATAGTTGTAATTAATTCTTTTAATGCTTCTTCCACAATTAAAACATTATCTGAACGGGTAGAAAAAGTCTCAGAATTTTCGCTGATGATTTCCGTAGCTGTTTTGACTGATTGTCCATCAAAGCTAAATGTTCCACTTGAAAAACCGGTTTGTAATTCAACAATGCGTAAAATAAAATTAATTGTCTCAATAAATTCCTGTGACCGTAACGTAGGAACAAATTCACTAATAAAAGGCTCGTCTGATTTCAACCGTTGATATACAGATGTCTTACTGTCAAATCGTTTTATAGGATTCCCTTTTTCATCATATCTAACTTTGAAGAAATGATCTGAAGCTAATATTTTTCTTCTCGCTTCTTTAACTTCATTCATAAATTCATCGTATTTTTCGTTAATATCAATCAATTGGCGCTTCGCGTTGTCAATAATACCTAAACTCAATGGACTATCGATATCTATGTTGTTTTTTCCAGCTAGTTTTATATAGACAAATAATGGTCGAGTAAATCCGACTAAAGCAGACTCTTCTTTTAGTTCTTTGTACTTGTCTAAAGTGGCCAATGGAACTCTAACGCCTGTTTGAGATTGTTCTTCTGAACGATACAATTCGTTTCTGATATAGTAAGTGCTATTTTCCCACTCATGAAATTCTAAAAGTGTGTAATAAACATTTTTCTTACCTTCAGTTTGTTGTGTAATCGTAGCAATGGCTGCTTCAGATATATCATTAGTGTTGGACTGTAAAGGGTAAAAAGTATCAGCTCGGCAAAAGGATATTTTTATTTTGTTTGTCTTTGTGTCTACATAGGGACGTAGGACAAGCCCTCCTATTGCATATCCTGCTTCCAGCTCTTCACCAAAGTTCTTACGAAACTTATTATCGTTAAAAACTGATTGTAAAAACTGGTCCGCTTCATCATCATCAATGCTTATCGCACACCCGTCATTAAAGACTAGCTTAGCTAATTTGCGAGAAACTACTTTTGATACATTTAATGAATGAAAAGCCCTGTGCATACGCATACCATCACTATTAACGTAGCTCACATCAGGAAACTTATTTTTATATATGCGTTTGTTGTCCATTATTCTATCGATTTCAGCAGTATTTACTCCGATTTTTGGATGATCTGTAATTCTATTAAGTGTTTCTACCATACCTATTTTTGCACCTCCAATCCTGAACATCGCTTTTAATTTGTCAAACATGTAAACACCTCTTTTCTAGGCGATATAGGTTTTATAAAAGTAATTATTACCATACCTTGCTTCATCAAGTGCATGATTATATTTATCTACGGGCAATCCATTATCATTTCTCACATACATAGAGATTTCTTTTTCAAAATTATAGTGGTCAAATTCTTCTCCACATTCTAAAACTATAAATTGGCCACTTATCATGGTGTTTTGTAGTCGTTCTATTCCAACCTCTATCTTTAAACCATTACTTGAAACTTTATCGGAGCTATTGTTATCAGCTTTATCTGTAATAATCCCTATTAAGTCAAGCTCAGAACGTAACGTTTTACAGGCAGGATCGACAAAGAAATAATTCCAGTGTGGCAAATGGTTCCATTTTGTATAACACCACTCAACAAATCGTTTAATCTCTTTTGCATAAATTGACATCGCTTTTGTTTCTCCCGTATCCGTTCCGCTATGATAGTAGTTTGCTAAACGATACAGATAAAATTTCCCATCATAGAAAGTGACAACCCAAAATGCACAGGTAGTTGCATCAGCTTGGCCACCATCAGCAGTAAAAAACGTTTCAATGATGTTTCCTTTTATTTCGGTTGCTTTGTTGTTCTTACCGAACATTGAGTAAATAACACCTTGTGGTAGCACTCTATGACCATACCAGTCACGTTCTAAAAGATATTCGCTACTTGATAACTCATCGTATAACTGCTGCTTTCTTGATTCACTTAAGATTGGATTATCATCTGGCGTCCAATGACGAAATAAAAAACGTCCTGATTTCTCAAAACGTTCTAACAATTCTAAATTAGGGTGATTCGGTGCTGGCGGATTCTGTTCACCTAAATGATAGCGCCATTCTGCAGCAAAAGTACGTCTAAAGCACTCATTAATGAAATCTTTATGCAGCAAGTTAAATTCTAAGAAAGTAACTGAGCCTAACGACATACCCGTAATAGCACCAACCGAATTGATTTTGCCGCCGCCTTTGTAATAAATCTTTTTTTCTCCGTTAGGTGCATATAAAAGCAAATGGTCCCCATGTTCATCATGTCGAATATCTGAAACGCCATCAAATATATGCATTAATCCTAAACCGTCACCGTCCATAAACATTCGGAAAGCTTGTTCTTGATTATAAGCAGTCACAAGATGGTTCTGGTCTGGTGAGCGTAAATAGAAGTCTGCCATTTTAAATATATCACTGGTGGTTTTTCCACTACGAGGAGTGCCTTCGTTTAATTCAAAGGTCACTTTGCTTGTGTTGAAATTAATGTTCGCCACTTGCTTATCACTAAAATTAATTACCATCGCTCACACCTCGTGATTTAACGTTGAGTAAAGCTTCTAACAATTCGTTAGCTCTTCCACCAGCTGTTAACTTATCAGCATTATTAGATGCGATTTTTGCATCAGCTTCTGCTTTTTCTGTTTGCGCATTTAACAATTGTAATTTAATGCCTCTAGTAACTAGTTCTTCCTGTTGTTTTATTGCTTTAGTTAACTGATTGCTAATTCGTGTTAAAGCATCTTCAATCGCTAAGATGTCATCTAACTTTCTAAATGTCTTACGAGTTATTTGTACATCTTTCAAAACTTCTCTTTTGACAGTAACCATTTTCCCATCAATTGCCGATGGCTCTTTAACTTTCCGAAGCTGTTGCAAACGTTCAACTTCTTCATCATTTAAGCCAGCCTCTGCATCTTTTATGCGTTTAAGCATTCTATATTGGCGAAT